TCTTAACTCTCTGTTGTAACCTTTAACTGGATCAAACCAGAACATTGGATGTCTAGAAGTATGTCTTGAAGAAACTTTAAATGTTAAAGGCTCTTTTGAACCTCTTAAAAAATAAGTTCTATCTTTATATTCCCAAGTATCTTTTTTTACTTCAGGAGTTGCTGGGGCTTTAGCCACAGGCTTTTTCTTTTCTTTTGTTTCCATAATATAATATAATATAATAATTAAAAAAGACCCCGCCAAAGCGGGATCTTATTATTGTTTCACTTAAACTTTTTAAGGTAAAAGTGCGCCACTTATTTCAATTGATTTAGTGCTTAATTCCACTAATGGAGCAGGGCCTGCGGCTCCGTCCATAATATCAATAGCATTAATAACCAACTGTGCATCTGCTTGAGCAAGTCCAGTACCAACAATAGTTGATTTTGTACCTCCTGAATAAGCAATTACAATGTCATCAGTGTTTTCAATTTTTACACTCAACACGCCATCCGCAGATGTGATGTCAAATCCACTAGCTTTCGCTATTCTTATATGTCCCATTTCTTTATCTTTTAAATGTTAATAATTATACAGTTGACTTAAACAATACGAAGTTATTCGCAGCTTGAGTTACTAAACATCTTTCAGATAAGAAGTGAACTTCCATCGCATCAAGAGAAGAAGTATAAGCACCACCTACAGAACCTGTAATCCAGTTTTTATATCGTCTGTCATCAGTTTGAGAAGCTCTATATCTTACGTGTAAGAAAGGACGTCTAATGTTTGATCCTAACATTTGATCATAAACAGTAGTAGTACCAGCAGGAACCATAACACCGTCAATATCTTGTGTTAAACCTCTAGTAGTAGCATCGTTTAAGTATTTCCAGTCAGTTTTGTAGAAGTCATAAGAACCTCTTCTAAATCCTGAAAAACCAAAGTTAAGTGCCATTTCTGACTCATTGTCAAATAAACCGTAAGAAGCAGCTTGTGTACCAGCGTAACCTCCGCCAGCCATAGCAGCAATCATATCATCAAAATCAAGAGCAGTAGCTCTGTTTAAGAATAACATGTTTTCTTCAATAGCTCCTTGCTTATCAAGTTGCTTAAGAATAGCATCAAAATCACCCAATGCACCAGTTCCAGGAGCAGCAGCACCAGCAAAATTCTGCCATACATTACCTCTTGTTTCAATAGCATCAAATAAACCTTGAGTACCTATTGGAGCAACACCATTAGTACCATCACTAGTAAACTGAGTAAGACCACCTGTATAATCAGCAGCAGTTACACCTGAACCAGCAGCGGCTTTAACACCTTCAACGCAAGTCATTTCTAAGTAATCTTCAAAACGTAGTCTTGTTTCAGACTCAGCTTTTAGATACCACATGTATCCTGATGTTCCGTCTTCGGTAGCAACTTCAATCCAACCAATTTGAGCAGCATCAGAACCTGATACTTCAAATTTATCTTTAATAATAACTGGATTGTTTGTAAAAGTTTGAACTTGAGGCTCAATAGATCCAACCATTTGGCTAGTTCCTTTTGCAAACTCTGAACCGTAAACAAATAGTTTTAATCCAGAAGTTCCTAAAGTAGTAGCATTTAAATTAGCAGCTTCGTAAGGTACAGCGGTAATATCTTGTCCACTAACAACAGTTACTAAAGCTTTCACAGTAGTAAAACCATCAGCAATAACAATAGTTTGATTTAATCTTACAGCATTATTTTCCCCAGCAGCTATAGCTAAAACATCTGCTGTTCTACCTACACCTTCATAAGCAATGTGTAATCTATTTTGTTCAGACCAAATTACTTGATCAGATGTCATAGGCATTTCAGCGCCTACCATTCTCAAGAAAGCAGATAAAGTTCTGTTTCCGTATCTTTCTACTTCAGCTTCGTAAAGCTCAGGTAGATATTGTTGTGCCCATTGTCCGTTAGCTAAGTTGTTAAAGTCGATATAATTATCAACAACAGCTTGCTTTTTCGGCATAGGGACGATTGATGCTGGAAAAGCTCCAGTACCGACTCCGGTATTGTTTGTTACAAATCCTCGTGCCATTTTTATTTTGTTTTAAGTTTTATTTTTTATTGTTTTTATTTTTAACTTAGAACTTTCATTACCAGAAATAGCTCTTACCTTAAAACCATTTATAAATACGTCACCTGGAGTTTCAACTCTAGCGTCTTTACTTATATTTTTTGATTTAGCGGTAATATCTTTTACAGCATCACTTTTACCTTGCTCATAAAAATGAGAAGCAATAGTGTCGATGTTTCTAGCTCCGTATATAGCTTTGTGGTATGCACCTGGATCATTAACTGTACCATCTTCGTTTAAGAACTTCTTAATAAATGTTGTTAGATCAGATTGCGCCTCGGCAACTTCATTAACATCTTTAACACCGTATCTAAATTTCTTTTCACCAACCTCGAAATCAAAACCTTTGAAATCATTAGTAAAATAGTCTTTAGTTACAGCTTTAAAGCTTTCATGACTTTGCTTTGCTACCTCTTGTTCTTTGTTATATCTATTGAAAAAATCAGTTGCTTTTTGTTGTTCTTGAGTAACGCCCGGTCTCAACTTGATCTCGTCGTAATACTTCTTTTTCGTTTCCTCCAAAAAGTTTTTGGCTTTTGCAATTTCTTCCTTATAAGCAAGTTTCTTTTTCTTTTGCTCACGTTCCTCAGCTTCTTCAGGATCAAAATAAAATTTGTCTTCTAATACAAAATCTATTTCTTCTCTGTCTAAGTGAGGCTTAGTCTGTTTGTAGTATTCTCTAAGTAAAACATCTTCATCAACGTTAGTATAATCTCTGCTTAATCTAGCATAGTCTTCTAATGTGCCACCAGTTTCTTTCATAAACTCAACAAGTTTTTCTACGTTTTCAGGTAAATCTACTTGCTCAGCAACTGGCTCAGGTGCTTTTTCAACCGGTTTTTCTACAGGAACTTCATCTTCTGATACTTCATTTATAACAGTAAACTCTTCTTCCTTGGCTGGTTCTTCCTTAGTTTCTACTTTTTCTTCAACCTTTTCTTCTACAATCTCTTGTACAACTTCTTTAGTTTCTTCAGGTTGTTTTGTTTCTTCTTCTTTTTTAGTTAAATCTACTTTAGTCGTAGGTTCTGTTTTAACTAGTTTTTTAGGTTTCTTTTTAATTTTAAATTCACCTTGTTCTAAGGTCCCATCAGGAGCCTCTTTTACTTCTTCTTTTTCTGACATAATATAATATAATAATTAATAATTAACCCATTCCAAAAGGATTGAGCATTGGCATAGGCTCTTCACTAGGTGTTGGCTGATCTTTTTCAGTTGCACTTGTTTCAAAGCTTGTTGGTAATAAATCGTTTTGTCTTTGGTCTATTAGTTGAGACTGCTGAGTACCTTCAATACGTACTCTTTCATCTTTGCGGTCTTCAATTTCTTTTTCTTTGGTTTTTAAACCGTCAACCTCCATTTGCTTTAATTCTAAATCAAACTTGTGCTGCTGGTTCATAATCATTATCTTTACTTCAGCTTCTTGCCTATACTTCTCAACATCAAATTGTACTTTAGCTTGTTCAAACTGTACTTTTTGCTCTGTTAATATTTGTTGTTTTTGAGTTTCAGCTAATGCTTGCTTTTCAGCTGCTTCTGCTTGTGATTGAGCCTGCTGTTGTATTTGCTGTAATTTCATTTGCTGTTCAGCTGCTTGCTTTTGCTGTCTACGCTGTTTTAGCAATTGATTAGCTAGTGTTAAGTTTTTAACCTCTCTAATGTCTATAGCATCTTCCAAGTCAATACCACCAGTTTTTAAAGCTACCTGTATGTTTTCTTCTAACTTAGCTTTTTCTTCATCATCTGGTTCAAGATCTAAAAATATTCCAAAGTCATAGATATTCTTATCCATGAGCTCTGTCAATGTAGATACATTAAACTTAGTTATGCTTGTTTGTAATGCTGATCTAGTTAAAGGAAACATTAAAGCATCACCTATTCTAAGAGATATGTTTTCACAGTTCTTAAGTGTTAAATAT